TGGGATAAATATCCGGAAGAAAAGAAGATGTTCACAGGAGAATTTGAAAGCTCAAAAGTTGTTTTCAAGAAGAGGAAGATATATTCTCAGATTAATGATGGAACTGTTGTGTTTGTCGATCAAAATAATACATCTTTTGGAAATCTGAGTTATCTTAGTGTGGGTAAACCAATTGTGTTTGGTACCGTGAAGTCTTTTGTGTATAAAGGAGTCAATATGATTTTCTTTGCATGTCTGAAGAACAAACAAATTGATCCTACTGCTTTCTCTTTATGTTTGGATAGAGTTGAAGCTAGTGAGATTTACTTACCTGAGAAATATCTATCTGAGGAGTTAAAGTTGCTGGTAGAACAACATGGACGCTGTACTAAATATATCTGCTTTGAAGGTTCATATGAGTATAGTAACCCATATGATCAACATCTTGGACGAAAACCAAAAACTATCACAAGTTATAAGAAGCGTGATGATGATAGCACAGATGATGAATATGAAAACGAAGATTCTGGATCGCAGCAAAATAAACGCAAAAACCGCACCGTCAGACGGTATGAAAATGAAGATTCTGGATCACAGCAAAATAAACGTAAAAACCGCACTGTCAGACGGTATGAAAATGAAGATTCTGGATCGCAGCAAAATAAACGCAAAAACCGCACCGTCAGACGGTATGAAGTTGAAGACTCAGGAACAAAACAAAGCAAACGAGAAGATCGAACAGTGCGTACATATGAAGCCACAAAGATGTTTGAGCAATTAACACAGGGTATAGATATCTCTGCCAGTGATGATTCTTTTGGCGAAGAGGATTATGCACCTTCCTGCGTTGAGGGAGTTGATGTGGTTGACATTACTAAAACACAGGATTTCGAAGAGGGAGAGAATGTGCAAATTAAATTCCCGACAGCTAGTGCTGGTACATTTGAGGGTACTGAAGCTCTTCTCAAAGATGCAAAGTATGAAAGTGCAGTGGATCCTAACGCAAATGCGATTTTAAAGCGGATTAGAGATGAACTCAATGTCCAGGTATTCAGTGTGGAGTGTGAAGGCTCAGCTCTATTTGGAATTGGTGTTGGTCGCTATATCGTGTTCCCATCTCATTTGGTATTTGGTAAAGATGAAATTGTTTTATTCAAAAGATCTACTGGTGCTGCTGTACTGGGTAAAGAGTGTTATTTAGCACGTGTTGTCAAATATTGTAAAGATTGGGAATTATGTGGGGCAGTGATTCTTCCTTTGAAAGACCCAGAATACAAGAAAATTACACCAGAAAATAGACCGACTCAAAATCTGACTTTCCCATTGAGTGCTTTAAAATACGTACCCAAAGATCATGACATCGGATCAAGGTCATTAACAAAGTATTGTTTGCAATATTTGCCAAAACAAGGATTTATTATACCAGGTATGATTTCATATATCAAGAATTATGAGGGCAAACTATCAGGAATTAATGTAAAATGTGAAATATTTGCAATGCAGACTTTGCCTATGATGAA